AATTAACTACAGATAATAATACTTTACCCGGAGTAGCAAGAGCACAACATGATTTTACTTCAATAGCGGGAGAAAAATATTCGGCTATAGGAACGTCTCAAGGTTTATTTTTATTTTATAATGGTGAGTTTTTTGACATTAGTCCTTTGGATGATGATGTTATTACTGGAGCTACCTTTAGTACAACTTCTGGATCTCCTACAGTAACAGTTAGCAAACCATCACATGCATTACTAAACGGAAGATATGTAACATTTTCATCAGTTACTGTTCCAACAAATTCTGGATATGCAACGACCGATTTTACAGGTAATACATTTGAAGTTTTAAATAAAACAGCTAGTACATTTCAAATTACAATGCCTTCTAATTCATCGGCATCATCTACTACTTTAAATGGTGGTTTACAAGATGACACTGCAGGTACTGGAGGAACTGGTACAAGTATTGCTTTAACTTCTACAAGTGGTTTTGCAACAAGCGGAATTATATCAGTAGGATTAGAATCTATTTCTTATACTGGAGTATCTGTAAATAATTTAACAGGAATTACAAGAGCTGTTTCTGGAACTAGATCAGCTCATAGTTCAGGAGCAGTAGTTTCAACAGGTTCTGCACGAATTGATCCTTATGAAATTGTTGGTCCAACGTTTCAAACTGCAGGTTTAGGGTGGGGAACATCTACTTGGGGTGCAAGTACATGGGGAACTGCAAGTGCAACCAGTAGTGTAACTTTAGATGCAGGGCTTTGGTCTTTAGATAACTTCGGTCAACAATTAATAGCAACTATTCATAATGGTAAAACATTTACATGGAATGCGGGAGCTGTCTCACCTAGAGCAAACAGAGCTGTTGTTATGGCTAACGCTCCTACTAAAACAAAATTAACACAAGTTTCAGATAGGGATAGACATTTATTTCATTTTGGAACAGAGACAACTGTTGGAGGTAGCACAACATTTGATCCAATGTTTATAAGATTTTCTAACCAAGAAGATTATAATACTTATCAACCCACAGCAACAAACACTGCGGGGACTTTTAGATTAGATAAAGGTAATGAAATTATGGGAGCAGTTTCTGGTAAAGATTATACATTAGTTCTAACAGATCTTGCAGCTTATGTAATTCAATACGTTGGTCCACCTTTTACTTTTTCAGTAAGACAAGTGGGTACTAACTGTGGTTTGATTGGACAGAATGCATTAAGCTATTCTAATGGTATTGTCTTTTGGATGTCGGGTGAAGGTGGATTCTTTATGTTTGATGGTACTGTAAAAGCTCTACCATGTTTAGTTGAAGATTTTGTATTTACAGATAAGGGAGATAATTTAGGAATTAATTATTCTTCAAGTCCTCTTATTTATGCAGAACATAATACTTTATATAATGAAATTAATTGGTTCTACCCTAAAGCAGGTTCGAATCAAATAGATAGATGTGTTACTTATAATTTTGCAGAAAATTGTTGGACCACTGGTTCACTTTCAAGAACTAGCTATTTAGATCAAGGAGTTTTTAATTTACCTTATGCAACTGAGTATAATAAAACAGCACTACCTAATTTTCCAATACAAGGAATTACAAATACATATGGTTCATCAACTTACTATGCTCAAGAAATAGGAACCGATCAAATTAATAGTAGTGGTACAACATCAATTAATGCTTTTATTCAATCTGGAGATTTTGATATAACTTCAAGCAAAGGTGCCTTGGGTCAGGCATCAGGTACAGTAGATTTTAGAGGAGATGGAGAATATATTATGTCTGTAAAAAGATTTATACCTGATTTTAAATTACTAACAGGTAATTCAAAAATAACTCTATTATTAAATGATTATCCAAGCGGTACGTCAATAAGTTCACCTCTTGGTCCCTTTACAATTACAAGTTCTACTGATAAAATAGACACTAGAGCTAGAGGAAGATTAATGTCACTTAAAATAGAAAATGATGCGGTAGGTGAAACATGGCGTTATGGTACATTAAGATTAGATGCAAAACCTGATGGTAGAAGATAATGGCTAAAGTAACTGCATATGTACCTGAACCAAAACAAGAATATGAAATAGAAAATCAAAGACAAATTTTAGAGTCTTTAATTACTATAAAAGACCAACTTAATTTTTCATTTCAAAATGATTTAAAAGAAGAACAAGATACATACAATTATTTTTTATCCTAATGACTATACAATATAAAAACGAAACTTTTAATTTAACAACAACTAATATTACAACAGTTTTGACCGTTAATACGTCTTCTGTTGTAATAGTTAAAACAGTTCAAGCAGTGCATGACACGGCTAGTGCTGTTGATACTGATTTATTTATTAGAAAAAATGGAGCAGGTGCCGATGTACAAATATCACATGAGGCACTTAATAAAGCCACAGTTAATATGTTAACAAACACCTTGAATTTAGAAGCAGGAGATGCTATAAAAATGAAAGCAGGAACAGCAAACGAAATTACAGGTATTGTTAGTTATGCTTTAATAGATAGGTCACAACAAAATGGATAAAGACATATTAAATATAGATTGTACGACAGTAATAGTTCTAAGAAATACTAGAACTAATAAAATATATAAAAACGAAATAGAGAAAGACGCTGATATAGCTGATCCAAATACTGAAACAGTAGCAGAACATGTTGCTCAAGATGTGACAGTTCATGTATCACCGAAAGGACTAAACGTTTTACAGAAAGTAATGAATCAAAATAATGAAAAACCAAAATCCTAGAGGCGGAACAGAACTTCAATTTGAATATTTAAGAAAACATGTTGATTCTAATTTATTAGATCAAGTTGAAATTTGTACATCAGTTCCAGAAAAAACTCCGTTACATCCAACTAAAGTAAATATACTTTGGGAAAAAAATTCATATGATCAAGGTAATTTAGCACCATGGTTTAAAGATAAATCTAACCATCATAAATATGATTGGTATGTATTTAATTCTAATTGGAGTTATGAAAAATTTACACAAGCATTTGGTTTACCTACAGAAAAATGTGTAGTTATAAAAAATGGTATTGAAAATATTGATACAGTTGAATCTTCTTATCAAAAAGGTCAACCTATAAAAATTATTCACCAATGTACTCCATGGAGAGGTTTATCTGTATTGTTAGGTGCTATGCAACTAGTTAAGAATCCATTAATTAGTTTAGATGTTTATTCTTCTTGTGAAGTATATGGGAAAGATTTTGCAGAAGCCAATGATAAACAATATGAAGCTTTATATGAACAAGCTAGACAACTTCCTAATGTAAATTATATTGGTTATAAACCTAATGAATATATTAAAGAACATTTAAAAGATTATAGATTATTTGTGTATCCAAGTATTTGGGAAGAGACATTTTGTATCTCAGCGTTAGAGGCTATGGCTGCAGGTCTATATTGTATAACTACTAATTATGGAGCTCTATTTGAAACTTGTTCTGAATTTCCAATGTATATTCCATACTCTAATGACTATAAATCTTTAGCTAAAAAATTTGCATCGGGTATAGAGATAGCAGGTGAATCGCTACAGGAACCAGGCATCCAGGATCATTTAGATTTACAAAAAAAATTTGTAAATAGATTTTATGATTGGAAAGTTAAAGGCACATCATGGACAAGATTTTTACAAGGAGCAATCAATGCAAAATAATGAACCTATCTGGTTTAATTCAGATAAAACTACAGAGGTTAATGAAGATACTTACCAAACTATTAAACATAATAAAATAGATTCAAACTATACAGAAATAGATATAGGAACTAAAAAACCTAAAGCTAAAATAATGGTATGTACTCCATGTCACAGTAATGTATCAATGCATTATACCCAAGCAGTTTTAAAATTTCAATTAGAATGTATCCAACAAAATATATTAGTTAGTTTTAGTTTATTAAAATCATCTCTGGTTACACAAGGTAGGAATTTGTGTGTAGCAGAATTTTTAAATCATAAAGATAATTATGATTATTTATTGTTCATAGATTCAGATATTGATTTTCAATCAAATACTATATTTAAAATGATAGGTGCAGATAAAGATGTTATTTCTTGTCCTTATCCAATGAAATCATTTGACATTGATAAAATGTGGAGAAAAATAAAAGAAACAGATAAGGTTAAAAGTAAAGATGACATACTTCATTCAGGATATATGTTTCCAATTAAATTAGATTTAAAAAATGATGAATTAAATATGGAACATGGTGTTATTGAAGTTACTCATGCCCCAACAGGATGTATGTTAATTAAGAGAGAAACTATTGAAAAAATGATAAAACACCATCCAGAATTAGAAATTAATCAACCTACCTATGTTAATGGTGAGGAGACTAAAAAGAAAAATTTTTACAATTTATTTGATACTTTGCATGATCCAAAGACTAAGAGATACTTTGGAGAAGACTTTGGTTTCTGTCAAAGATGGACAGATATAGGGGGTAAGGTTCATATCTATGCATTAGATAAGATTACTCATGTAGGTGACCATCAATATTGTGGTCGATTTTATGATATGTTATCTGCTTCAAAACCTATTGACGATTGCATAAAAATCAAATAAAGTATAGTATTTACAGGATATCTACACCTGCTTAACAGTATAAATATATTTAAAATATGGCAATAAACAGATCATTAATGGAACGTCAATTACGTATGGGTGGTGGAATAATGAACGTTACTCCTAGACAACAATACGGCTTAGGTAGCTTTATAAAAAAAGCTGTTAAGGGCGTTACAAAAGGAGTTAAAAAAATAGCGGGATCAAAATTAGGTAAAGCTGCTATGTTAGCTGCCGGTGGTTATTATTTAGGCGGACTAGGTGGAGCAACTGGTTTTGGAAGATTTGCTCCTTCTGCAATGAAATCAGGACTTATGAATAGTTCGGCAGGTAATTTTTTA